GTAGTTTGCCTTGGTAAGCTTCCTCACCACTGGCCATTTTTGATGCATGCATTAGTTGTGCATCAGACATAGCCATCTTAGTTTTTTGTTTATTTGCGTAAATTTTGCTTCCAGCAGATAGTGCTAATTTTGCTAATCCAAACCAAGCCATTATACACCAACCTTTTTTATAGCTTTNTTATGAGACTTTTTAAACGTCATGCCTTTTTTCATATCACTTTTCATTTGTGTCATGTGTTTTGCTGTATGATGTACTTTGTGTTTTTTTAATTTATTCTTTTCTTTTTTATCTATCATTTTGATTTCCTCTGGGTTTCATCATAGCTAATTTTTCTCTTGCTTCGTTAGCCATCTCTTGTTTCTCTATTGACGTGTCTGCTCTTAATTCTGATAGTTGTTCGTTTTGTTCTAACTTCTCATCTTGATTTCTTTGATTCATCATAGCCTTCATGTTTTCTAGATTTAATCTTTCTTCAGATTCTTTTCTTTTAGCTTCATTATCTCTTGCTCTAATATCTAACTCTCGTGATCTTAGTTGAGCAATAGGGTCATGACCAAATGATGAAGTAATTTTTTTCTCTTCCTTCATAAAGTCTTCCATCATCTCAGCAATAAGAACTGCTTTTCTAGCTTCAATCTGAATTTGAGCTTGTTGTACTTCTTGTTGCACTTGTGGATTTTGTTGAACCATTTGTGGATTTTGTTGCATTGCCATAGCTTGTTGTTTAATCTGTTGTATCAATTCTCTAAATTCTAATTCAACTTGTTCTTGTGCCATTAGAGAAATATGTTCTAAACAATTTTTTTCTATAGATGCTGTTACTGTAGGTGCTGTACGTGCTAGGTTGGTAGCCATAAAATTTAAGTGAGCAGTTATATGTGCTCTGTGATCTTGACCTGGAAAAGCTTTAAAAGGGACAGCGCCTAATGCATCAATGTGTTCTAGTGCTGGATCTTTTGGAGCTGGTTTAGGTGGTTGTTTTAAAATTGCATCAATATCTTTAACACCTAATGCTTCATACATATTTCTGTATACAGCATATTGATTGTGCATTTTTGGATTTGAAGCTGCTAATTGTAATTCTGTTTGAGCAAGAGATATCCTTTGAGTTTGAGAAAATATGTTTGGATCTGCTACTGGTATAATATCTATTCTATCATCAAAATCTGTTTGCATAATTTGTCTTTGTCCTCCGACAACATCATATGGATACACAGGTGGTAGATATAATTTAAAGACTCTTGCCATTAAATTAAATTCTTTTTTCATAGCAGCATACAATCTTTTATGTATGGCTGACATTGTTCTACTACCTCTTTCCAACAAAGCTACTGTCGTGCCCACTGCTGCCTGTTGATTCCCGTCTCCTACTTGCAGGTCCGCTATGGAAGCGAATCTTTGTCCTGCAGATACCACGACACCCATAAGTGATAACAAAGTTTGTGATGGTTCTTTAAATGGAAGCATCATAAATGCGTCTTTTAAATTTCCACCGGGAGCGTCAACATCTCTAAATTCTCCAGGTTGAAGAGCTTGTGCTTCATCTCTCATTTTAATTCCACGCATTTTAAATCCTGCTGGTAAATTTGATAATGTACCTGCATCTAATAATTGTCTTAATGCTGCTGTTGCAGTTCTAGATAATCCACCAATCATGTGAATTAATCCAAAACCATAGAATCCTAAACCTGGTAAAAATTTGAAATGTACAAAATAATCAATTTTTTTCTTTAATGGATCATTAACTTCAAAGTTTCTTCTAATAGATAAAATTTTTCTTGTGCCTTCTTCGACAGTTACAATGTAAGGTAGTTTAATTCCAGTCGGTTCTCCGTCTTGACCCATGTCTTCAAAACCTTCTAGATCTAAATTAACATGACATTCTAAAATTGTGTAAAGACGTTCGTCTCGTCCTTTTGTCATTCCTTCTAGTTTTCTTTCTTTTTCTTCTGCTTCTGTTTCAGTTACATTTGTTGGACTAAGTTCTATGTCTCTATAGAATCCACCAACTTGTTGTTTTCTTAATTCGTTTTCAGTCATACGAACCATATGAATAATAGATTCGCAATCGTCTAAAGAAGTTGCTGTGTAAGGAACAACTAAATCGTCTGCTGGTACAAATTTAGATACTGCTCTTTGCATAACACCATCATAATAAACTTTTTTAAATGATGATCCTGCTAATGGTAAATAAAATAACATTTGATCAAACTCGGATTCGTACTCAGGCATTTTATCCATGATTTGATAATTCATGTAATCTTTAACACGTTTAGCTTGTTGGTCTTTAGCTGGATCTATTTTTCCCATTGTCTGAGTTCTAACAGGTCCACCTGCNGGTAATAATTCTTTGTAAGCTAGTGATTGAAATTGTGTNACAGCTTCTGCTAATACAGGATGCGTTGCACCTGAAGCACCTTTGAAAGGTTCTGTTCTATCGTTGTAACTAAATCCTAATAGGTCCAAACCATTTATATATGACTTCTCCCAATCTTTTCTTGAATTTTTGTAATCTGAAAAATCTGAAAATAGCTGACTACCTAATGGATCTAAAACATCATCAGGTAATAGATCTGCTAAATTAGAAAAATGATCTCCACCTAAAATAGGTTCTACTGCATTTGGGTCAAAATTAACATCAACGCTACCATCTTCGTTTTCTGAAAGTTCCGAAGGTTCTTTCATAATCTCGTCTCTTTGTTTTTGTTCTTCAACTTGAACAGCCTTAGGATCTGGTAAGGTTATATTTGCTGCGCTGTTGGGTAATGATTTATCTATTTCTGCCATTTAATTTCTCCGCTACTTCCTACCATGTTTCATAAAATAAGCCAAGCCCTCAGATTGTGGTCCTTTTTTAGGTGCTGTCTTTGTTGTTAGATTAGCTAGGCCGCCTGTTGCCATATCTGCTACACCTTTAACACCAGGTATGTTCATTAACTTTTTCATTCTGTCCATACCTTCTCTTTGAGGATTTGATATATAATCTCCAAAAGGTTTACCACTTGCTCCAAACAATTGTTCTTGACCAGCAGAAGTTTTTCTAGCTTCTTCAAATAAACCTTTAAAAATACCTTTGTTAAAATTTGGATTTCTTCGGTATATATCAAAAAGTTCTTTTTTTGTTAGATTAGGTATTTTTGTTTTTTTTCTTAAATCATTAATCTGTTCATCAGAAATATAGCTTTCAGCTATATCATCCATGCCGTACACAGGATCTCCCATTCTTTTGTTTAAATCTTTTTGTGTTATTTCCGGAGCTAATGTTTGCTCAACATCATCTACATCTTGTTTTCTAGCATTTTCTTCAAATTTTTTAAAAACACTTTTTGTGCCAAACCTATCTGCTGCTTCAAGTTCTAACCTAGCTGCTTGGTCTCTTTCTGCTTCTGGTCTAAATTTAAAAATTAAATCTCGTTCAGCNTCTTTTNTTTCTTGTTCAGCTNTAATTTGAATATCTCTATTAGATACTCCAGAAAATTCTTCCATGTTTTGTGCTAGATCAACTTCTGCATTTACTTTAGCACTATTTAAATTATTTAAAGATTGTTCATAATCCCTTACACGTAACGCAGTTTTTGCATTCTCAGGACCTATTAATCTTGTAAGCATTGATGTATTAGCTTCTCTTGTTTGATCTCCTGGTCTAAAATATCCAGTAGATCTTTTAATGGCTTCATCTAATGTATCCCCCATACCCAGTCTAATTAAACTTTCTGCACCTAAAAATAATGCTTCTGGTATAATTCCAAATTTTATCACGGCTCTTAAACCCGTGCCGCTTTTTGTTAAGACAGAGTTTAACAACTTAGAAAGATTTCTACCTTGTGCACCTTTTGCAATTTTTCCAGAGTTAATTGCTTTTTGACCTTTATTAAAACAATCTGCGCCTTCTGAAAAACCAATACGTCCTCCATCGGCTCTACCTTTACCTGGGCAACCGATTGCTGAAATATACTTTTTAAGCTCAGTAAAATCTTTTTTGCCAAAACTTTCTAATTTACTTTCCACTAATTTTTCTGCTTCTCGAAACCCTCCAATCGCAGTTTTAGGTCCACCGCCATATGTTTTACCATCAATAGTTATTGAAGCTCCAAAATCTTTTAATTTTTTTATATTTTCTGGTGTTATATTTTTTGAATTAGATCTCATAGCTCTTTCTATACCAACTATGTTTTGATTTACTGATGCGTTTAATATTTGAATATCTCTTGTTGGCGAGGACATACCTCCTTTATGATGCAGAACTAAAGCTCTTTTAGTAGGCTCAACACCTTTTTTATTAACTATAAAATTTAATAAAGTATTTAAAGTTACCCTATCATCTTTAACACCACCTTTTATTAATAAATCTTTAATAACTTCATTTGGAGATAACCTTACTTTATTGGCTATGTCTATGTATTTTTTTGTATTTTGATAGTCTGGATGTTCTGACATACGAATACCGTTAAACTTGTTTGCATATTTTTTAAGAGCATAATAAGTTTTACCTTCTCCAAATTGATTATCAGTGAAAGCTACAATTTTTTTCTTACCATTAACTAAATCATATTTTGGTATATAATTATCATTATATAAATGAGCTCTGTACATTTGATTTAATAACCATCCGTCTGGAGTTGAAAAGTCAGCTGCAACTTTATAATTTATAGGGTTTTCTACAAATCTTCTTATTCTTGCGCCTAGATTTTTATTTGTTGCATTATTTTGTCCTGTCTCTGGTATACCATATATATTTCCTCCTTCAGCTACATTAAAGTTCCATTCTTTTACGCCTTTAGGTAATTCAAAATTTGAAACAATATCTCTTTGTATATTTACAGGTAAACTTTTTCTAAGAGATTTTTTATAGCCTCTTCTAATAAATTTACTGACTGCGTCATTTACAGGATTAAATTTACCATTAGGTAATTTTTTAGGAACCCCTAGTTTTTGTCCCGGTTTAAATTCAAATTTAATATCAGGGAAAGATTTTTTAATTTTTTCTTGGTTTAAATCAGTTAATTGATCAAATTGATTAGTTTTGATAAATTTACCTTTTCTACCCGCATTCTCAACTCTTTCAGACTCTGCTTCATTTAAATCTTTCCAATCTTTATTAAAAAATAATTGAGCATATTTATTATATAAAGTTAGTTTTCCTTTTGGCAAACGACTTCCTTTAATCATGTATTCAGATTTTACAGTTCCATCTTTTTTTAATCCTGTGCCTTCATCAACCAAGCCACGTTTAGGTTTTGTGACTGAGCCACCCATAAAATACTTCTTCGTATTGTACACAGGCTCTGGTTGCTTGCTGTAATTTGCTTTAACCCTGTCTATGTAAGTAAGAATATCCATTATATATTTAACATAC